ATGCCAAAGAAGCAGAACCGGGAGACGCCCGAGGAGCAGAGCGAGAGGTTCAGGCGAGAGGCCGAAAGGCTCATCGCCGCTGGCGAACTAAACCCCACCGAGGCGGATAGAGCGCTGGATGCGCTAGTGCGGAAGGGCGCTGTACGGATCGAGAAAGGCGGGTAAGAGTATGCGTGTGTCTGTTTCCTCGTCCATCATTGGTGCCTTTAGCGAGGAGCAGGCGGCTGCCCTGTCCAAAGTGTCTGTGAACCAGCTTCGACGTTGGGACGCTGATGGGTTTACTCTGGCAAAATGAAGATGCTTTTCCCCGGCGGAAGGTGCGGGGCGACTATGCTTGAAAGATAGATGATAAGGTCATCCTCATTAGCGGAAACAAATAACTTTGGCGGCTTCTCCGGATTGCTGCTCCACGGGTAACTACCTTCCCCAAAAGGCACGTCTTCCAGCGCCCATTTTCGCACCCACCATGCCCAAAAATCGGCCGCCTGCAACGGCAGGAAGTCCTCGTCGTCCTCGAAGCGCGGTGTTGCGCCGTATAATCGGGCGGTGCGCTGCGGAAGGGCGTTTCTGACTGTCTCCCAAGCTTGCATCACCCTAACCTTTTCAGAACGCTCATCGAAGATGAAGTCTATCTTCTCCTCTACGTTCATGACTTGTCCCATCTCTTGCCGGCGCATGTTGATAACATCTGTGAGCATGCGAAAGGCGAACAGGTAGGGATTACGCCACCCTTTCCAGTTGAGTTTGGTGCCAGGAACAACCATCCGCCGCATAGCGCCATCAATGTCGGCTAGCCGGAGCTGGATTGAGATTGCCGTTTGCGCGTGAGCTTCAATCACTCTGTAAAATGCAGCCACACGGGAGAGGCGTTCCGGATTGGACGCCATTTCCGCCATCTTGAACTGATAGGTGCCGCGTTCATTGAGCACGGCAAGCGGAAGCAGCTTTTCCCACTCTTCACTAAAGCGGAGCCAGCGTTCTGCTGGGGATATATACCCCGCGAGAACGAACATTTCTCCGTCGAAACTTTCGTCAACGAAAGCCTGCAAAACCATGAGTGACCGGTGCCTCCAAAGCCTTGGAGAAAGGCCGCTGAACATCGCAAGCAATCGCTCCGTTGCCCGCGAGGGTGGCCCCTCAAAGATGCTCATTAGCACCTCTGATCACACTTGGGTACGTCTCGTATAATAACGCCACTAAAGTAACAAGCTGGAGAATTGCGAGTCGGGGCCGTAAGGCCTCATTTTAGAGGCCGGGCGCGGGGGCGTTCCGGCCTTTTTTCATGTCGGGGTGGGAAGATGAGAAAGGCAAGGAAGCCGGCCGAGCGGCCGGGAATGGCGCTGGTGGGCGGGAAGAAGCCGCAGATACGGAAGAAGAAGGGCGGCTGGACGCCGGCCAAGCAAAGGGCATTCATCGATGAGCTGGGCGCGACCTGCAACATATCGGCGGCGCTGCGGAAGGTGCGGATGAGCGATAGCGGCCTCAGGGCGCTGCGCCGGCGATCGGCCGAATTCCGCGCCCTATGGGCGGAGGCGCTGCGCGAAGGCTATGCCCGGCTCGAACTGGTGATGCTCGAGCGGATGATGAACGGGACGGTGAAGACGGTCACCCGCGCCGACGGATCGGTCGACAAGACGCACGAATATCCGAACCACATCGCGCTGCAGCTGCTGCGGCTGCACAAAAGCAATGTCGCCGAAGCCGAAGCGGAGCACGATCCCGAAGAGATTGAGGCGGCGCGGGAGCGGATCCTGCGCAAGCTGGCGGCGGTGCGCAAGCGGCTGGAAAGGGACGAAGACGGCGCCGCGGAGCGGGCCGAATGACACGCTCGCCGCTGCGGCGGGCGCAAACCGAGAGGCTGGCGAAGCTGCCGCGCGAGGAGCAGATGCGGCGGCTTCGCACGATGAGCCCTGCCGAAATACTCCTCTACGACGCCGATTTCGAATCCTGGCAGCATGAGGGGCAAATCCCGCCGCAAAGGGAGGGCTGGCGCACCTGGCTGATGATGGCGGGGCGCGGCTACGGCAAGACACGCGCGGGCGCCGAATGGATCACGCGGCTGGCGACGCAGCCCCGCCGGCCGGTGCGGATCGCGCTGGTTGGCGCCACGGAGGCCGAGGTGCGCGCGGTGATGATCGAGGGCGAGAGCGGACTCCTGAGCGTGGGGCGCGCGCATGGGCGGACGCCGCGCTGGGAGCCGAGCCTCGGCAGACTGAGCTGGCCCGGCGGAAGCGAAGCCCGCGTCTATTCGGGCGCGGAGCCGGACGGGCTGCGCGGGCCCGCGCACCATTTCGCCTGGTGCGACGAGCTCGCCAAATGGGCGCGGCCGGAAGAGACGTGGGACAATCTGCAGATGACGCTGCGCTGCGGCGAGCGGCCGCGCGCGCTGGTGACGACGACGCCCCGGCCGATCCCGATCCTGAAGCGGATCGAGGCGGAGCCCCGCACGGTGAAGAGCGGCGGGCGGACGGACGACAATGCGCATCTGCCGGAGGCATTCGTCGCCGCCATGGCGGAGACCTATGGCGGAACCCGGCTGGGACGGCAGGAGCTGAACGGCGAGCTGATCGCGGATGTGGAGGGGGCGCTGTGGAGGAGGGACTTGATCGAAGCTTCGCGTCAAAGCGCTGCCTTGACGGGGGGACATAAGAGGGTCGTCATCGGCGTCGATCCGCCGGCGAGCGCGAGCGGCGATGCGTGCGGGATCGTGGCGGTGGGGCTGGGGCATGACGGAACCGGCTATGTGATCGGCGATCACAGCGTGTGCGGGCGATCGCCCGAAGGATGGGCGCGGGCGGTGGCGGAAGCGGCGGAGCGGCACGGCGCCGATCGGGTCGTGGCGGAAAAGAATATGGGCGGCGACATGGTGGAGAGCGTGCTGCGCGGCGCCGCGCTGCACCTGCCGGTGACTTTGGTGACCGCCAGCCGCGGCAAGACGGCGCGGGCGGAGCCGGTGGCGGCGCTTTTCGAGAAGGGACGGGCCAAGTTCGCCGGCGCCTTTCCGGAGCTGGAGGACGAGCTTGCCGGCTTGTGCGCCGGCGGCACCTATGAGGGACCGGGACGGTCGCCGGACCGGGCGGACGCGATGGTCTGGGCGTTGACGGAGCTGATGCTGGGCAAGGAGCAGCCGCACCCGCGGCCGCGGGTGCGGTGCCTCTGATGCTGCTCCTCTCTAGAACCTAGGCTTTGTGCCGGGTTGCCCCAGCCCGACGGATGGCGCAGGCGGCGGTGTCCAGGAGGCGAAGATGAAATTGTTGAAACGCCTCCAGGGCCGGGGCCGCTACTATGCCGAACGAGGCGATCACTGGTTTCTGCTTTCGATTATCGCATTCATCGTCATGGTGGCGGCCGTTGTCCTGCTCTACTGATTTCCGCGCCGGTTGCCCGGCGGAACTTCGCCGCAGTCGCCCAGCTATAGCCGCCTTAACATTGGAGACCCAGGGATGATCGGGAAACTCGTTCGGATGCTCGTGGGACGATCGATGGCGAAGAAGCGCGGGCTCAGCGGCGCGGCGGGCGCGGTGGCGGGGCTCATCGCACCTTTCGTGCTGAAGCGGGCGGGATCGCTCGTGAAGAAGGGCGGGGCCACGGCGATCCAGGCGCGGCGGCGGCGGCGCGAACCCAATTACAGGCGGCGCATCCGCTGAAGCCGGTCTTAGCGCCTGCAATATTTTCGGCGGCCGTAACGCTTCCTCAATCCAAATGGCCGTCATGGTTCCCATTGTCGTTGCCGCAACGGCGGGATGGGAGCCTTCGATGAAATCGCCACTGACCTTTTTCAGGAAACCGGAGCCGATCGTGCCGGCGGAAGCCGCCGATGCGAAGGAATCCCGGCTCGGCCGGATCGTCGGTCGTCAGCGGGAGCTAAGCACCAGTGCGCGTCTCGGGCGGCTGTCGCGGCAGGAGAGCGATCCGGCGCCTGAAGAATCGGGAAGCCCGCTATACGGGCCGGCTGCCTATGGAGGGCACGACCCTCAGTCTTGATGTTCTTCTTGCGGGATACGGCCCGGCGGCGGCGCGTTCTTCGGGCGGTCTGCTGAAAGGAATGCCGGATGAGCGACGAGGAGGACAAGACGACGGCCGACAGCGCCGCGGGCGGCGCGGAAGGCGGAATGGCGGGCGGAAGCGCCGGCGGCCCGGGACAGGGCGATACGCTCAAGGATGCTTCCGACGAGGCCGTGCGAGAGATGGAGAAGCGCCGGGATGGCGCGGGCCATGCGGGCACTGGCGATTACGGCTGAAAAAGATAACCAAATAGACAAAAAACGCTTGACAGCGTGACGCTGATATGGCACTAAATGGTCATGCTCCGGAATTGCGCCTGAGTCGCTTCTGCAGCTGACGGATAAAGCGCGAAGCGCGGATCTTCTAATCGGAGACTATTGGATGAAATGGTTCGGGCGGAAGGCCGGGCGGGTTGCCGCTCGGCCTTTTTTGTTGCGCGGCTGGTCCGCGGGCGCGGGGGAGCCCTGGCCGCGAAGCTACGAGGCGCAGGTGCGGGAGGCCTATCTCGGCAATCCGGTGGCGCAGCGGGCCGTGCGGCTGGTGGCGGAGGGCGTCGGCGGGGCGGTAGTTTACGGGCTGGAAGAGAAGGACCGCCCTTCGACAAGCTCAGAGCGAGCGGTGTCTCTTGCCAGCCCGGTGCTATTGGAAACGGCGGCGGCGCAATTGCTGCTGCATGGCAATTCGTTCCTGCAGATCCTGCTCGACGCGGAGGGGGAGCCGGCGGAGCTGTTCGCGCTGCGGCCGGAGCGGGTGAGCGTGGAGGCGGATGCGGCCGGGTGGCCTGTCGCCTATGTCTATAAAGCGGGCGAAGCGAAGACGCGACTGGCGGCGCGGGACGGGCTCGGGCGGCCCTCTGTGGTGCATTTGAAGTCCATGCACCCGCTCGACGATCATTATGGCCTCGGCTGCCTCGGCGCGGCGGCGGGGGCGGTCGCGATCCACAATGCGGCGTCGAAATGGAACAAGGCGCTGCTCGACAATGCGGCGCGGCCGAGCGGCGCTTTGGTGTTCGAGCCGGGCGACGGAGCGGCGCTGTCCCCCGATCAATATGAGCGGCTGAAGACGGAGATGGAGGAGAGTTTCCAGGGCGCGGCCAATGCCGGGCGGCCGATGCTGCTCGAGGGCGGGCTGAAATGGCAGGCGATGAGCCTGACGCCCGCCGACATGGATTTCGTGGGGCTGAAGGCCGCGGCGGCGCGGGAGATCGCCTTGGCCTTCGGCGTGCCGCCGATGCTGCTCGGGCTGCCGGGCGATTCCACCTACGCCAATTATCGCGAGGCGAACCGGGCTTTGTGGCGGCTCACCATCCTGCCGCTGGCGGAGAAGATCCTCGGCGGCGTTTCGGCGGCGCTGGGGGCGTGGTGGCCGGGGGTGAGGCTGATGCTGGACGTCGATCAGGTGACGGCGCTTTCGGAGGACCGGGAGCGGCTCTGGGCGCAGGTGAGCGCGGCGGATTTCCTCAGCGCCGACGAGAAGCGCGAGATGCTTGGCTTTGAGAGGCAGCAATGACGACCGAGAATGCGGCGATGCTGGCGCGGCTGATGGCGCAGGCGCAGAGCCAGGGCGCGGATCTGATCACGCTCCGGGCATTGATCGAGGAGGCGAGCGAGTGCGGCGCGGAGCGGGCGCTCGGCGCGCTCGGGCTGCGCGATCCCCGCGCGCGGCGCGACATGGACGAATTGAGAGAGCTGCTCCAGGCATGGCGCGACGCGAAGAAGAGCGCCTGGAACGCGGCGGTGCGCTGGGCGATCCGGATTTTGCTGGCTTTGCTGGTGGTGGCGATGGCGGTGAAGCTCGGGCTGACGGATCTGATCCGGCCATGAGGTTCGCGGGCTCTGCGAGAGATCGCATGAAAGTGGTACTTTCATGCGGTTGCCCCTCCACCACCCTTCGGGTGGTCCCCCTCCCCACGAAGCAAAGCTCCGCAGGGAGGATGATATGAGGTTCGCGGGCTATGCGGCCGTGTTCGACCGACCGGACCGGGGTGGGGACGTGGTGCGGGCGGGGGCCTTTGCGCGAGCGCTGACGCGAGGGGCGGGGGCGGTGCCTTTGCTCTGGCAGCATGAGGCGGGCCGGCCGATCGGGAGGATCGAATATCTCAAGGAAGACAGACGCGGGCTGCGCGTGATCGGGCGGCTGTCGGCGGGCGCGGACGGGCGGCAGGCCGCGGCTTTGCTCAAGGAGGGCGCGCTGGGCGGCCTCAGCTTCGGCTACCGGGTACGGGAGGCGAGGGACGACCCTTCGACCGGCTCGGGACTGCGGGAGCTGACCGACCTGGAGCTGGTGGAGGTGAGCCTGGTGACCTTCCCGATGCAGCCCAAGGCGCGGGTGCATGCGATCGAATAATGCGCTTAACCCTTGTAGGGATTATTTGGCGGATCAGCTACCGTGAACCAGGGGTGTGGAACTTCACATCAGTCCAAGGGTTGTATTGACAATGTTAATACATGAGGGGATATAGGAGTCACCTGAGTGGGCGACTTCCAACGGACCCCCCGGCCCCCGCTCAGTGAGGAATGGAGAAATGGAGATTACCGTAGCAGAGCGGCCAAAGCACGACACGACAGTGACGATGCGCATACCGCAGCAGACGAAGGAGCTAATCGAAACAGCTGCTCACCTCGTGAGCAAGACTATAAGCGCCTTCGTAATTGAGAGTGCCAGTAAGCACGCGATAGACGTACTGCTGGACCAAACAGTGTTCAACCTGTCTGCCGACCAGGCAGAGGCATTTGCGCGGGTATTGGATAATCCTCCAGCCCCCACGGAGAAGCTTAAGACATTGATGCAAAGTGAAAGTCCATGGGAGAGATAGAACGACTACCGACGGGACGCCCTGCTTATCAGGCGCCACGACCCATCACGCCGGAGGACAGATTGGCATCCTTCGACTGTGGGGAAGCGGCCCTGAACGATTGGCTACGCCGTCATGCACTCAAGAATGAGGGCAAGGCGTCCCGCACCTTCGTCGTTTGCTCTACAACCCATGAGGTAGTGGCGTACTACACGCTCGCAGCCGGCGCGGTTCGTCTGCCCGAAGCGCCTAAACCTCTTGGTCGTAACATGCCTAACCCTCTGCCGGTAATGGTCTTGGGCCGAATGGCCGTGGATAAGCGCCACGCGTCCAAGGGACTGGGTAAGGGTATGTTGAAAGAAGCCATGCAGCGCGTTCTTCACGCCGCTCAGACGGTTGGAGCGCGCGCATTGATCGTGCACGCCGTGAGGGATGAAGCGGTGACGTTCTATACCCAGTTTGGCTTTCAATCATTTCCCATCGGAAGCAGGACGTTGTTTCTTCCGATCGAAACCATTGCAACAAGTTTGTAGCGATCAAAAGGGCTGCTCAGCTGCTGAAGCCCCCACGCGTCCACCGGTGGTTGTCGACTACGGCTGCACATTGAACGCGTAAATCATCCAAGGCAGACATCACAGCAAGGGCTCCCCACAAAGTGGCGAGCCCTTTTGTGCTTTGGAACGAGACTCGGCTGCTCGCTACAAACAGGAAGTGGGTGATTGCGCCTCTGCTCTCGGGAGCGGGGGCTTTTTTTGTCCGAAGGAGAGAGCGAATGTATGAAGTGAAGGCGGATCCGTTGGAGGCCTCTTTCGAGGCTTTGGAGCGGCAGGACGAAGACGTGGCGCAGCTTCGCGAGGAGATGGCGCAGCTTAAAAGCCGGATGGACGCGCAGGCGGTTGCGGCGGCTCGGCCGGCGCTCAGCGGGGCGAAAAGCGCGAGCTCGCCTTTCGTCGACAATTATCTGCGCAAAGGGCTTGAGGCGGGCGTGGAGCTGAAGGCGATGGTCGGCACATCCGACGCGGCCGGCGGCTATGCCGTGCCGGAGGAGATCGACGCGGCGATCGACCGGACGCTGACGGCGATCTCGCCGATCCGGGCGATCGCCAATGTCGTGAAGGTTGGATCGGCCGGGTACCGGAAGCTGGTGACGGCGGGCGGAACGCCTTCGGGCTGGGTGGCCGAGGATGCGGCGCGGCCGGAGACGGATACGCCAAGCTTCATCGAGATCGCGCCGCCCTTCGGCGAGCTTTACGCCAATCCGGCGGCGAGTCAGGCGATGCTCGACGATGCGGCCTTCGACGTCGAGGCGTGGCTGGCGCAGGAGATCGCGACCGAGTTCGCGCGGGCCGAGGGCGCGGCCTTCGTGAACGGCACAGGCGTCAACCGGCCGAAAGGGTTCCTTGCGGCGCCGACGTCGGCCGCTGCGGATGGCGTGCGGGCGTTCGGGACGCTGCAGTTCATCACCAGCGGCGGGGCCGGCGCATTCGCGGCGGCGAGCCCGCAGGACCGGCTGATCGACCTCGTCCAGGCGCTGCGGCCGCCTTACCGGCAGGGTGCGGTGTTCGTGATGAATTCGGCCACCGCCGCGAAGATCCGCAAGTTCAAGACCAGCGACGGTGCGTTCCTGTGGCAGCCGGGGCTGGTCGCGGGGCAGCCGGATACGTTGCTCGGCTATCCGCTGGTCGAGGCCGAGGACATGCCCGATATCGCCGCGGACAGCCTGTCGATCGCGTTCGGCAACTTCAAGGCCGGCTATCTCATCGCCGAGCGGACCGAGACGCAGATCCTGCGCGACCCGTTCACGCACAAGCCCTTCGTGCATTTCTACGCCACCAAGCGCGTGGGCGGGCAGGTGTCGAACAGCGAGGCGATCAAGCTGATGAAGTTCGCGGCTTAAGCTGCCCTCCCCGCGTGGGGAGGACTATGCGCCGTCCGGGTTTCCCCTGCCCGGGCGGCGCAACCTATTCTGAAAGAAGGAGGCCCAGAATGGCCGATCATTTCACGGGTTATTCCGACAGCGTCGGTTCGCCCGCGACCAAAGCAGTGGCGGTGGTGCCGCACGACGTGAACGCGCTGCCCGCAATCCCCAAGGCGCTGTTCGTCGGGACCGGCGGAACGATCGCGGCGCGGGGTGTCGGCGGCGGCGCGGACCAGCTTTTCAAGAATGTGCCGAACGGATCGGTGCTTCCTTTCCGCGCCGAGTTCGTGCGGGCGACCGGCACGACCGCCGCGGACATATTGGCGCTTTACTGATGAGCGCGATCGGCACCGGTATCGACCTTGACCTGTCGCAGCGGGCTGGGGCGCCGTTCATCTCCCTGATGCCCGCCCAGACGGTGATGCTGGTTGCCGGCGACAGCCTGGCGGCACAGGCGGCCAACGGCAGCCAGCATCCGCTCATGTGGGCCGTCCGCAAGGGCGCGTTCGACCTGAACTTCAACTTCCGGCTGCACAATATCGGCGTCGGAAGCACGACGACGGACGCCAACGCGACGCCGATCAACGTGTCCAATCCCAAGCCGGAAAGTCCGAAAGCGGGCCTTATCCACCCGGACCGTATCGCGCGCGATACCGGATATGTGACGTCCACGGGCGCCAAGGTCCTGCTGCTGGACGTCGGCACGAACAGCGTTCCCAACGGGGGCGCCGCGACTCCGTTCGCGAACGTTCAAAGCTACGTTCAGGCGATGAGGGCTGCGGGGATCGAGCGGGTCATCGTCGGTACGCTTCAGCCGCGCATGTCCGGAACCGCCACGCCCACCGTCTATATGTCGACGACGCAGGCGCAGAGGTGCCGCGATTTCAATGCGCTGCTGCTCGCCTGGGCCGCCAGCGATTCCGCAATCCATGTCTATGACGGCTCAGCCAGGGAGGTCGATCCTGCCAAGACCGCGGAATACGGGCCGATCGGAGACGGATCGAACACGCTTCCCGGATCTTCCACCGTGGACGGGGTGCATTGGGGCGCGGCGCATAGCGCGCGCCGGGAGGACGAGCTCGTCGCTGCCCTTGGGAAGATTTTCCCGGTAAGAGCCGCGCGGCCCTATTCGACCGCGGCCGAATATAATTGGTCGCTAAACCGATACCGGAACATATTGGGCGCGCAGGCGGGGTTTTCCGGTGCCGGTTCGCGCAATCCTGCAACCGGGGGACCGACCGGATCCTTTGGCGCCGGCTGGATCGGCAATAGCGGCGTGGCGCTTCCCTCCGGGATTACGGTGGTCGGCTCGCAGGTCCAGATCCTCTATGACGCGCAGCTGCGAGACGCGGTGAAGGTCACCTTCTCCGGCACCCCTGCAAACGACTTCAACTTCATGCTGCAGAAGAGCGTTGCCGTGCCCGTAGGCACCGACGCCGACAACAAGCTGCGCATGGATGGAAGCGAGAAGCTTCTGCACGAATGGACTTTCGAACTCGATGAGCTTGGCGGCTGCAACGGCATAGTCGCCGATCTCCTGATAGGGGCGCCGGGCGCGGTCGGAAACAACATGGCGGGCGGCGCTCGCTTCCTGCCCGTTCTCGACGGCCGTTACGTGTGGCGGGAGCCGAGCGGGAGCCCCGTCACCGCGGCGAACACAAGCTGCACGCCGCGGCTGATCCTCTCCTTCAGAGGCGGCCATCCGGCGTCGGGCTCGATCACCTTCATCCATGCCTTTCTGGGGCACGTCGCCTGACGCCGCGCCGGATCGAATTCCAGGAGATTTGCAATGGTGACCGAGGAGCCGGTCGAGCCGGGAAGCGCTGCGACCGAGGCGGCAAAGGCCTATCTGCGCGTGGAAGGCAATGATGAGGACGGGCTGATCTCAGGATTGGTGGCGAGCGCAGCGAGCCTATGTGAGGCGTTCACCGGCCAGGCGCTGATCCGGCGCGGCTTCAGCGAGATACTCCCGCGGAGCGGGTGTTGGCAGCGGCTCGGACGGACGCCGGTGGCGGCGGTGACGGCAGTGGAAGAGGTGCGCGCCGACGGCAGCTACGCTCCGCTGCCGGCCACGAGCTACGCGATCGATATCGATGCCAGTGGGGACGGGTGGGTTCGCCCGGACGCAGCCGGCGGCGGCCGGGTACGGATCGCCTATCAGGCGGGGCAGGCGGCCAATTGGGAGGCGCTGCCTGAGGCGCTTCGGCAGGGCATCATCAGGCTGGCGGCGCATCTCTACACATACCGGACCATTGACGAGGATGCGGCGCCTCCGGCGGCGGTGACGGCACTGTGGCGGCCGTGGCGGCGGATGCGGCTGGGCTAGGAGATCGGGATGTTCGAACGAATGGTCGAGCGGGCAAGCCGACTGGCCGAGCAGCGAGCCCGGGAACGGTCCGCCATCCTGGCGGTGCGGGTGCAAGACGCGCTGCCACATGGCGTGAAGGCAGAAGCAAGGCCGGAGGGCCTTTTGCTCAGCGGACGCGGATTACGGCGGCGGTTCCTGCTCGAGCCGGCGCTGCGCTGGCTGACGGGAACGATGCGATGAGCGCAAGCGCGAAGCTGCAGGCGGCGGCGATCGAGGCATTGCAGGCCGCGCCGGGGATCGGAGGCGTTTACGACGGCCCGCCTTTGCAGGCCGCCTTTCCCTACGCGATGGTGGAATGTGGTCCCGAGGCGGATTGGAGCCACAAGAGCGGGACCGGACGCGAGGTGCGGCTGGCGGTGACCATCCGGGATGCGGGCGAGCGCCCGGCGCGGCTCCATCGGCTGATGGCCGAGGCGGAAGCGGCGATCGGCGCCCAAGGGGTCTCCCCGGAGGGATGGGCGCTGGTGACGTTCGTCTTCAGGCGCAGCCAGGCGCTTCGGGACGCGAAGGGGATCTGGACCGGACTTCTCGAATATCGGGCGCGGATGCTGGTATCCGCGCCATCAGAATGATCAAGGCTTCGGAGCGCTCGCCAGCGCGGCTTCGAAGTCTTCCTTGGCCATCGAGCGATAGTCGTTGATTTCGTCCGAAACTCCTTTCTCGGAGACGGCCCGCTTGATGCCGATGGCCACCTCGGAGCTGACCATCACATTCTTGAACAGGGCTTCCTTGTCCCGGCAGGCGCCGTTGAGCGCGGCGGTGAAGCCGGCGGCATCCATCTTCTTCTCGACGCTGGTTCGGACGAAGTCCTTCAAACAGCGGGCATAGGCATCGCGGCTCTTGGCCGGATTATCGGCGGCGATCGGCAACAGAAGCGCAACTACGACTGAAATCATGAGCAATTCCAATCAATCCAAGTTGAACATCGGGAGAGTGATACATGGCCGCCGAAAAGGGAAGTGCCTTCCTTCTTAAGATTGGGAATGGCGGAAATCCGCCGGTTTTCGCCACCGTCGCGGGCATGCGGACGACCCAGATGTCGGTAAATGGCGAAGCGGTGAACGTGACGAGCAAAGACTCGGGTGGTTGGCGTGAGCTTTTGTCCGGCGCCGGCGTGCGCTCCGTTTCGGTTTCCGCGGGCGGAATCTTTACCGGATCCGCGGCCGAGGGGCGGGTGAAGACGAACGCGCTGGCGGGGCTTGTCGATGATTATGAGCTGAGCTTCGAAAGCGGCGAGCGGCTGCGCGGGCGCTTCCTGGTCACGCGGCTCGACTATAGCGGCGACTATAATGGCGAGCGTAATTACACGCTGAGCCTGGAAAGCTCCGGCGCCGTGGTGCCGGCATGAATCCGGCGCGGGGCGAGGCGGGGCTGACGGTAGGCGGGGAGACGCTGACGCTTCGGCCGACATTCCAGGCGCTGGTGGCGGCCGAAGAGGAGCTTGGCCCGCTGTTCGCGCTGGTGGAGCGGGCTGCCGAGGGTGGCCTCAAGGTATCCGAAATGACGGCTTTGTTCTGGCATTGCGTGGCAGGGCGGCCGGAGGCGCTGACGCGGGAGCGGATCGGCGCGGCAATCACAGAGGTCGGGCTGGCGAAGGCAACCCCCGTGCTGAAGGTTCTGCTGACGCAAATCCTGCAGGGACGTGGCTGAATTCGCCGCGGCCGCGGTGCGGCTGGCGGGGCTTGCAGGCGTGCTGCTCGGGTGGCGGCCCAACGAATTCTGGACGGCAACGCCGGCGGAGCTGGCGACGGTGCTGAACGCCATGGTAGGCGGCCAGGAAGCGACCGCCTCCACGGCCGATCTCGAGCGACTGATGGAGATGTTCCCCGATGGATGAAGAGATCGAACGGCTGCTCGTGAGCGTACGGGCGGATACGTCCGCCTTCGCGCGCGACGTCGCCGAGATGCGTGGCGAGCTGGAAGGGCCTCTCGCGGCAGGCGTCGACCGAGCGGGCCGAGCGCTTGAGAACGCACTGATCCGCGCGGTGCGAACCGGCAAGCTGGGCTTCGACGACCTGAAGCGGGTGGCGCTTTCGGCAATGGGGGAAATTGCCGCAGCGGCGATCCGGGGCGGCATCGGCGCGATCTTCGGCGGTAATGGTAACGGCACGACCGTCGGCGGCACGGGGGGTGGCGTACAGGGTCTGGTGGCGGGCGCCGTGCAGCAATTGCCGATCCTGCTCGGGCTGCCGGGCCGCGCTAACGGAGGCCCGGTGGCGCCGGGGCGGGCCTATGTGGTGGGCGAGCGGGGGCCGGAGCTGTTCGTCCCCACCGCCAGCGGTCAGGTGGAGGCACGCGCTGCCGGCACCCGCGACATCCGGATGAGCATCACCATCAATGCGCCGGCCGGTACAGAGCCGCAGGCGCTCGGCCGCTCAAGCCGGCAGGTGGCGCGGGCGGTGAAGCGGGCTCTGGTGGGCCTGGAGGACTAAAGGTGGGACATTGGCTGGCGCCGCCGGGGAGCGCGAAGCAGCATGGCTTCCTGAAGCGCTTCGACGCACGCTTCTGGACCGTCAACTTCCCGCGGCCGATGATGGCCGGCGTGGTGACGACAGGGCCGCATTCGCTGCGGGTCGATGCAGTCTTCTATAGGCAAGACGATCTCGCGGGGCTGATCTGGGAAGCCGAGGACCGGCACGATCATCCCTTGCTCGCCTATGAGACGAGCAGGGACTTTCGGGACTGCACCCTGAGCTTCCATTGGCGCAGCTCGGGTCTGAAGGGGCTCGATGCGATCAACGGGCCGACGCTCACCATCGAAGGACGAGATGCAAGCGGGCAGCCGCGCAGCTGGTTCGTGAGGATCTGGAACTATGCCCAGGGAACGCCGGAAGAGGCGCTCGTCAGCATCGACTTTGCCGATTTGAACGGCGGCTTTCTGCTGCCGCAGGAGGCGGACCCCGTCTGGGCGGGCGATATCGACCGAATGTTCATCTCGCTCGTACCGCCAGGCTACACGCGGGAGAAGAAGCCGCTGGCCGCCGCCGCCGAGGCCTGGCTGGAAATCGACAATATCAAGTGCGATGGGCCAGGCTCGGTGCTGTCTATCGGCGACACGTTGGTGCCGGCGCACAGGCTGCGGATCGCCAACGGCTATGACGACACCTATCATCTGACGCCAGCGCGGCTGCTCCGAAATGTGATGCAGCTCGGCTATCGCGGCGTCATCAACCATTATGTGGGGATGAGCCACTATTTCCGGCTCAAGGCCGACCAAAGTGATGCATCTATCCCGGCGGACCAGGTTCCGTTCCTAGCAAGCCGGGAGAGCGGGACGCTGAATGTCGCCTGCAGCGCTTGGCACCGCAATTATGCGATGCGTGCAAAGGCGCTGGGATATGAAATCATCCTGTCGCTCAGCTACGAGTTGCTCAACCAGCATTGCCCGGAGGCTTGGAAGCAGCGGTTTGAGGATGGCGAGCCGGGACTGACCGGGTGGGACCCGCCCTCGGCTTTGCTGTCGCCGGCCAACGCGGAAGCGATGAGCTATCTGCAGGCTGTGGGGCGGAGCTTCGCCGCAATCGCGCGGGATAGCGGGCAGCGGGTGCGCTTTCAGGTGGGCGAGCCCTGGTGGTGGGTAACGGCGGAGGGCCGAATCTGCCTTTACGACGAAGCGGCCGTGGCCGCCTTGTCGCCGGTTTCGATCCCGGACGTGCGAGCGCCCCTCGGCTCTGCGCAGATAGCCACTTTGGATGCGGCGGGAGCGTTGCTGGCGGCTTCAACGTCGGCGCTTTGCGCGGCCGTGAAGAGCGAGGCTCCGGGAGCGGAGACCCTGCTGCTTATCTACCTGCCGACCGTGCTCGGCGCGCCGGAGGTCGTGCGCGCGAACGTGCCGGTGGGCTGGTCCGCCCCGGCATTCGATGTGCTGCAGCTTGAAGATTATGATTGGGTGACGACCGGCCATGGCGGCGGGACCGCTCGGGGCGTAGCGGCCGTGACCGCCCGGCTCGGCTATCCGGTTTCCGGACAGCATTATTTCGCGGGTTTCGTCCTGCTGCCCGAGGACAGGGCGCAGTGGAAACCGATCACATCCGCGGTCGCACGGGCGCGGGAGCGCGGCACGAACGAGGTTTTCGTTTGGGCGCTTCCCCAGGTGCTGCGGGACGGGTTCACATGGTTCGACGGAGAGGAGGAGGCGGTGGAGGCCTTTGACGATGTTCGCTTTCCGATCGCGCTGGGGCGCGAGGTGAGCGTGGAGCCGACTTTTTCCACGGCCATCGTCACGACCGCCAGCGGCGCCGAGCAACGGGGACCTGGAGCTAGGGCGGTGGGATGGCGCAAGTGTGAGCATCTTCATGGTGGATTGGGAACGGCCCGAGGCGGAGCAGGTGCAGCTGGCGCGGGGCGTCCTCGGCGACGTCAGTGCGCAGGGCGGCGGATTTGCGGCGGAGCTGCGGGGACCGACGGCTTTGCTCGACCGGCCGGTGGTCGAGCAAACCTCGCCCGACTGCCGCGCAGAACTAGGCGACAAGAGGTGCCGCGTGGACATGGCCGCGAGGGTGCGGGTGACGCGTGTCGTAGCGGTGCCGGACGAGGTTACGATCGAGGTGGCGGAGGCATCGCTTGAGCCAAACGCCTACGGCTATGGCCGGCTCCGCTGGATAAGCGGCAGGAATAGCGGGTTGGACAGCCAGTTGCTGGCCTCCAGCGGACCCGCGCTGAAGCTGCGCGAACCCCCGCCGTTTGCGGCAGCCGTCGGCGACCTCATCGAGATCAGCGAGGGGTGCGACAAGCAATTCGCGACTTGCAGGAACCGCTTTGCCAACAGCGTCAACTTCCGGGGTGAACCCTATTTACCGGGCATGGACTTGCTGACGCGCTATCCCGGCGCCTGAACCAGAACGTTCAATCAGAGGAGAAGGATTATGCGGCTGCGTGCTTGCATCGGTGGTCTATTGCTCTCGGGGAGCGCCTGTGCGGGGTTGCCCGAGACGGTGCGGATCGATGTCGATGGACGGACACTCGAGTTGAGGCAGCGGGCGCTGTCGGGGCAACTCCGAGGCGGATGGTCGACATCGCCCGATTGCGGTCTCGAACCCCGATTCGACGTTGGGGAACTCGGGGCGTCGGTGGAAAGCGTCCGCATGATCACGCCGGACGAGCTTGAGCTGGTCGGTCGTGATGGAAGTCTCGTTCGCGTGTTCAGATGCCGGTGAAGCCCGCTGACGCCGTCGTGGCCCGCGCAAGAGCGCTCGTTGGCACGCGCTTTCGTCCACAGGGGCGGCGGCGGGAGCATGGGCTCGATTGCATCGGCCTTGTTGCTGCGGCGGCAGAGCTTCCTGTCGAGCTGGTTCCAAGCGGTTACCGGCTGAGGAGCGAGGTCTCCGAAGACATGCTTTCCCTCACGCTCGACGGCCGGGCAGAGCGGATCGCGGTTAGAGATGCACGGGCTGGGGACGTGCTCCTCGTGCAGACGGCGAGGGGCAGCATCATTTCCTCATTCTCGTCGAAAACGGCTTTGTTCATGCGGATGCGCGGCTGGGACGGGTGGTTGAGACCCCCGGCCAGGTGGCGTGGCCGGTGCTGGCGGCCTGGCGGATAGTGGAGTTCCACTGATGGCAACATCGGTGCTGACGGCCGTGGGAACCGCGATCGGCGGTCCGATTGGAGGCGCTATCGGAGCGATCGTAGGGCAGACGGTCGACGCGCAGATATTCGCGCCCAAGGCACGGCACGGGCCGCGACTTGGCGACCTTTCGGTCCAAACCTCTTCCTACGGCACGCAGATCCCGAAGATATTCGGCACAATGCGTGTCGCGGGGACGGTGATCTGGTCGACCGACATCAAGGAAGACAGAAGCAAGAGCGGCGGCGGCAAGGGCCAGCCCAAGACCGTGACCTACAGCTATTCCGCGTCCTTCGCCGTGGCGCTGTCCGGGCGGCGAATCAGAAATGTCCGGCGGATCTGGGCGGACGGCAAGCTGCTCCGCGGTGTCGCGGGCGACTTCAAGAGTCAGACCAAATATCGGCTTTACCTCGGCGGCGAGAGCCAGAACGTCGATCCGATCATCGCATCGGTGGAAGGAGCCGGGAATGCGCCGGCGCATCGCGGCCTTTCTTATGCGGTCTTCGAGGATTTAGAGCTGGCGGATTATGGCAACCGGATTCCCTCTCTCACCTTCGAGGTGGAGGCGGATGCGATTGCAATGTCCGTTGGGGTCATCGCCGAGGAACTAACCGAAGGCGAAGTGAAGGCAGGCGAGACGCCGTCCCTCGGTGGATATGCCGTAAGCGGCGACAGCATCCGCGGCGCGCTGGAGGCGCTCAGCGAGGTCCTGCCGGTCTCGCTACGGGAAGCGGAGGGGCGGCTCGAGTTGACGGCAGCGGCGGATCCGGCAGCGATCGTCAATCCTGAAGACTGTGATGCCGCTGGCGCTGGCCCTTCCGGAGGGCGGACCGAGCTTTCCAGGCGAGCAGCGGTAGCAATTCCGACAGAGGTCAGCCTCTCTTACTACGACGTGGCGCGCGACTATCAGACGGGGCTGCAGCGGGCGGGGCGCGGCGGCGCCGCTTTACGTGGCGAGCGCGCTTCGATCGCGGCAGCGCTGACGGCGGAGGAGGCCAAAGGTTTCGCCGAGCGGCGGCTGGCGCATCTTTGGGCCGCGCGCGAGAGCGGGAAGCTTCATCTCTCCTGGCGCCGGAGCGGACTTCGGCCCGGTTCACACCTGCAGCTCGAAGGACGAACCGGCCTCTGGAAGATCGCTCGATGGTCGCTCGACAGAATGGTGGTGGAGCTGGATCTGACGCGGGTCCCCTCCAGCGGACATGGCGGGATCGTGGCCGATCCCGGGCGTCCTATCCGGGAGCCGGATCTGCCGCATGGGCCGACCACCTTGTTCCTGACGGAGCTTCCGGTGATCGGAGATGAGGCCCCTTCAGCGCCGCTCGTCGTCGCGGCGGCAGCCAGCGCGGAGGAGGGCTGGCGCAGTGCCGCATTGACGATGAGCCTCGATGGCGGAGGGTGGGAGCCGATCGGCTCGACCGCCGCTCCCGCGATAATGGGACACGCGAGGACGGTGCTTGGCGCTGCAGGATCGGCGCTGATCGATCTAAGGAATGCGGTGGAAGTGGAACTGCTTAGCGACGACATGTGGCTCGAGGGAAGGAACGACAAGGCGCTGGCGGCTGGTACCAACGCTGCAATGCTCGGCGGCGAGTTGATTCAATTTGGAGTGGCTGAACCACTGGGAGACAGTCGGTTCCGGCTGTCGCGCCTTTTGCGGGGCCGGCGAGGGACGGAATGGGCGGCATCGACGCACGGCGCCGGGGAGCCATTCGTGCTGCTCGAGACAGAACGACTGACGTCGATTGGCTTGGCCGCCAACTCTGTAGGGAGCGAGCTGAGGGTGATGGCAAGCGGCATTGGCGATCTCGCCACGCCGCCGGTGGCCATGCTGCGCGTCGGCGGCCAGGCCATGCAGCCTCCTTCGCCCGTGCATCTAAGAGCTGAAACTATGGCCAATGGAGACCTGGCCATTAGCTGGGTTCGGCGCAGCCGGAACGGTTGGGTGTGGCTGAGCGGCAGCGATGCGCCGCTAGGGGAGGAGGCGGAAGCCTACCGGTTGATGCTCACAGGAGCGGGCTTCGCTCGATCGATAGATCTGACGGTCCCCACCTACATCTACACGGCGGCGCAGCAGGTGCAGGACGGGTGGGTGGGGCCTCTCCATGTTCGGGTCGTACAGATCGGTACCCGGGAAGTATCGCGAGCGGCCGAAATCTTGGTGGGCTGACGAAAGGGAGACGGTATATGAGCGATGCAACGGCGCGGTTCGCGCTGCCTTTCATCCTGCCCGGCCAGGCGCAGAAGGAATTCTATCACAACGAATCGCTGACACGGCTCGACGTCGCTCTTCACGCCGCCGTGGAGGGGCTGCCAATAGCTACGCCGCCTGAGACGCCATCGCTTGGACAGACCTGGATCGTGGCGGAAGGCGCTGGGGGTGTGTGGACGCATAAGGACGGGAGTCTCGCATCCTGGAGCGAGGGGGGCTGGCGTTTCATGACCCCCGTGGCTGGCATGCTGGTCTGGAACAAGGCGGCAGGCCACTGGCTCTACTGGCGCGAAGGAGGCTGGAGCGGGGGCGAACTTTCGGCAGCTGCCTATCTCGTGGAAGGCAAAAAGGTCGTGGGTGAGCGGCAACCTGCGGTGCCAAGTCCTTCAGGAGGAACGATTATTGATGAAGAAGCTCGTTTAGCGATTGCCGCACTGACTGCGGCATTAAAGTCACACGGGCTGATCGAATAA